GGACTGACGCTTAACGGGATCGTCGGACTTTCGCCAATCGATCAACTCCGGGCGACGGTTGAAAATAGCGCTTCTGCCAATGAATTCGTTAATAAGTTTTTTAAGCAGGGTTTACAGGTAAAAGGGCTTGTCCAGTATGTCGGCGATCTGAACGAAGAAGCCAAACGAACGTTTCGTGAGAAATTTGAGGCGATGTCTTCCGGCTTGAACAACGCCCATCGGATCGCACTCATGCCTATCGGCTATAAATTTGAACCGATTGCGATCACGCTTGAAGACGCCCAATTTATCGAAAACGCGCAGCTCACCATCCGGCAGATCGCTGCTGCCTTTGGCATCAAGATGCACCAACTCAACGATCTAAGCCGCGCAACCTACAACAATACGACCGAGCAGCAGAAGGAATTCTATACTGACACACTCCAACCGATCCTAACCGGATATGAACAGGAGTTGACTTACAAGCTGTTCCTCGATGAAGAAATCGAGAACGGCTTTTTTATTCGCTTTAATGCGGATGCGATTCTCCGGGCCGACATTAAGTCGCGCTATGAAGCCTATCGAACAGCTATTCAATCCGGCTTTATGACGCCGAACGAGGCGCGGGAACTCGAAGAAAGACCGCCGATGCCGGGCGGGGATCAACTCATTGTCAACGGCAATATGGTGCCTCTGACGGATGTTGGGGCTGCATATCGCTCGAAAGGGGGTGATGGAGATCAACAAGGAGAAGACGATGCCGGAGAAGGAAATTCGAGCGATGCCGACGACAATTGAGATTCGGGCAGCAGAAGGCGAAGACGGAAAACGAACCATCACCGGGGCGATCAAGTACGAGACTGACTCAGCTGATTTTGTTGACTGGTATGGTGACACGTGGGTTGAGCAAATCGCTCCCGGTGCCTTTTCTGAATCATTGAAAACCCGAAATGTTGTCGGATTATGGAGCCATGACACATCACAGGTGCTGGGAAACACCAAGTCCGGCACGCTCAGGATCTATGACGGAGAAAAAGAACTCCGGTTTGAACTCGACATCCCGAACACTCAGTCTGGTAATGATGCCTGGGAATTGATCCAGCGCGGGGATGTTGACGGTGTGTCGTTCGGCATGCGTGTGACAAAAGACAAATGGTCAACGGAACAACGAGGAGACAAAAAGATATACAAGCGAACCATCCTGAACGCCGAATTGTTCGAAATCAGCCCGGTTGCATTCCCGGCATATCCGGCAAACGAGGTAAGCGTCCGTGGGTTGGAGGAATTCAAAGCCTCCGAAAAGCGAGCCGCCGACCAGTATGAAAAAGAGAAGCTTTCCCTTGAGCTTGACCTTTATGGTTGAGCTTTTTTTTATTCAAAAAAATACGAGGTGATTTGAAAGATGACGAAAGAACTGAGAGCAATGCTCCAAAAACTGGAACAAACCAAAGCAGAAGTACGTAGTTTGTTGGCTGAGGACAAAATGCAGGAAGCCAAAGAAAAGATGGAGGAAGTCCGCGCCCTCCAGGCAAAGGTTGATCTGCAACGCGAGCTGGAAGAAACCGAAGCCCGCGCTATGGGTGGTACTGAACTGAAAGACGACGGAAACGTTGAAGAGCGCGACATGAAGGAGCTTGAAGTGGAATACCGTCAAATCTTCCTGCGCGGCATCCGGCGCCGGCCGATCACGTCCGAACAGCGCTCCATCATCGCTGAATACGAGCGCCGCGCCGTCATGAACGAAGGCAACACCAACCCGGCCATTCCGGATGGCGATGTCGGCATGGTTGTGCCGCAGGACATCCAAACGCGGATCAACGAACTGATGCGTGAATGGAACGACCTGTCGCAGTATGTGACGGTCGAGAATGTTACGGCGCCTTCCGGTTCCCGTGTGCTCGAAACGGACGCCAACATGACGCCGTTTGTGGATGTTGATGAATATGGCGTGATCCAGGAAACGGACAACCCGAAATTTACGCCGATCCAGTACGCCGTCAAAAAGCGTGCGGGGTACCTGCCGCTGACGAATGAGCTGTTGCAAGACAACGACGCGAATCTGCTCAACTATGTGACGAACTGGATCGCACGTAAAGCGGCGCATACTCGCAACGTACACATTATCAACTTGCTTAAGACGCTTACACCGCAAGCGCTGGCGGACGTGAAGGCAATCAACACGGTGCTGAATGTCGGGCTCGATCCGGCGATCAGCCTGTCTTCGATCATCCTGACCAACCAGGACGGATTCAATTGGCTGGATAACCAAGTCGACGGTATGGGTCGCCCGATCCTGCAAGAAGACATCACGCAACCGGGTCGCAAGCTGTTCAAAGGACGTCAGATCGTTGTGGCCAGCAACCGCCACCTGCCGTCCGTGGATGATAAGGCACCGATGGTCATCGGCAACCTGAAGCAATTCATGGTGCTGTTCAACCGTCGGTTCTTCGAACTCGCGTCCACACGCGAGGGCGGCGATGCATGGCGCCGCGATACGACGGAGTTGCGGACGATCATGCGTGACGACTACGTGAAGTGGGATCCGGCGGCCGCTGTATTTGGGGAAATCGACCTGACGCCGACGCCGTAATGACGGGGCGGGTTAATCCCGCCTCTCTCCTTTATGGGAGGTGATCGAGAGTGGCAAAGGTGATTCGGGCTTTTCGGGACCGGACACAGAATCTGAAGCGCTATGATGTTGGCGATGATTATCCGGAAGACAACAAAGAGCGCGTGGCCTATCTGGTGAAAGAGGGGTTCCTTGCGCCCCCGGAACCGCCCGCTGAAAAGCCGAAGAAGCGCAAGAAAGGCGCTGATGTCGATGGCGATCCTGACACTTGAGGAAGCGAAAACGTGGCTCCGGGTGGACGGAGAAGACGAAGATAGCCTAATTGAAATGCTGATTGGTGCCGCTGAAACGTACCTGGGCAACGCGACAGAGGTTGAGTTTGATGACGCGAATCAGCTTGCGAAACTCTTTTGCCTTGTCCTGTGCGCTGACTGGTACGAGAATCGTGATCTGATCGGCCAACAGCCGAGCGACAAGGTCCGGTACACGATACAATCCATCATGGCGCAACTCCAACACGCCTACTCTCCGGCAGAGTCAGAAGGTGGTGGCGACGATGGCTGACAAGCTGCTTGTTAATCGCCTCAAGCATCGTGTCACCATTCTTAGGCCGCCGGGGGTTAACGATAGAGACGAATACGGCGAACCGCTGAATGACTATGTTCCGGTCGCTACAGTTTGGGCCGCCATCGAACCGCTTAGAGGCCGGGAATACTTTTCTGCCATGACCGAGAATGCAGATGTCACGACACGCATCCGTATCCGTTTCCGTGATGACGTGGACCGAACGATGCGGGTGCAATATGGGGATACGGCATTTGAAATCCTGCACATCATCAGGCCGGAGTTTGGCAAGAAGGAACTCCAACTCATGTGCAAGGAGCGTCAATGATGGCGCGCAGGGATACGATTATCGGTTTCAACGAGCTAATGCGTGACTTTGAACGTCTCGGCAAGGTGCCGCAAACAGCAGCAACAAGAGGCGCACAAGCAGGCGGCAGAATCGCACTTAGGGCGGCAAAGGCGCTTGCCCCCGTCGATACCGGAGAACTTCGGGATGGAATTATTCTCAAAGGCGAAAAGAACCGGGAAAAAGGCAAAAAAGTCTATGACGTGATGATGGACCCTGCGAAAAACCACATATTCGTTAAAACGACCAAAGAGGGCAAGCGCTACTATTACCCGGCTTCTCAAGAATATGGCTTTCTAACGGTCGATGGTCAATACATCCCCGGTTATGGTTTCTTGCGCCGGGCTGTTGATGACAACGCCGAGGCAATAGAGCGAAAAATCCTCGAAGTCGCTGGTAAAGAGGTGGACAAGGCGCTGCGGAAAGGTCAAACGAAAGGACGGTGAGCGGATGGATTTTGAACCGGCGTTGGTGCAAGAACTCAACACAATTACGGCGCTGGGCGGTCGAATCTATCCGCTCTTCGCGCCGGAAGCGACAAAGAATAACGGTGTGCCGTATCTTGTTTACGCATCCAGCGAAGGGGTGCGGGACAAGACGCTCGGCGGTTATCTGAAAAGCAAGGAAGTCCGTGGTGAACTGAATATCATTACCGAGCGTTACAGCGACCTCAAGGCGATCACTAAACAGGTGGTCGCCTTACTTGTTGGTTTCGAAGGCCGGCGTATTGGGGCAGACGGTCCGTATATCGAGGAGATCGCCTATCAGATGCCGGTCGAAATGTACGAATCTCAGCCGCAACTCCATCGGTGCGTGGTGGAGTTTTCGGCTTATTTTGCTGAGGAGGGTGATTGAGGGTGTCCAAAAAGGCATCTCGTGCAGTTGGCACAGCATTTAAAGTCAACAACATTGTCGTCGGCGATTTGAGCAGCATCAGTTCGCCGAGCATGACCCAAGAGGAATTGGATGTAACGACGTTGGACAGCGACGGAGGTTACCGTGAATTCATCGGCGGATTCAAAGACCCCGGAGAGGTATCTCTCACGGGGTATTTTGTTCCCAGCGACGAGGGCCAAGTAGAACTGTACCGCGTCTTTGATACCGGCGAGCAGGCCGACTTTGAAATCGAATTCCCGCCGCAGATGGGCGCGAAATGGCAGTTCTCCGGGATCGTCACGGCGTACAACACGCCGATCGACCTTGAGGAAGCAGTTGGCTTCGAGGTGACGATCCGCGTGAGTGGAAAACCGACGTTGACGCTACCGACGCCTACGCCTTAATAATCATATCGGCCCGGAGTTGTTGCTCCGGGCCTAAATCATGAAAGGAGACTGAATCATGAGTGATGTTGTCATTCTAAATCTTGATCGTCCGCGTGAACTGCGATTCGGGCATAAGGCGTTTAAAGCGCTGAAAACGCAAACCGGCATGACGCTGTTGGATATTGAGAAAAAGCTGAACGAAGGTGACCTTGATCCTGAACTCATCGAAAAAATGGTATATGTCGGATTGCGCCATGAAGACGAAACGTTAACGCCTGAGAAGGTCGAAGACCTGATTGATCAGGTACCGGCCTATATCGATGTGGTAACGGCAGTCGCAAAGGCGTTTGTCATTGGATTCGCTGGTACCGCCGAGGGAAACGCGGGGGAGCCGGAATAACCGGCACAAAAGAGCGACGGGATTACGATTTCGACGAAGCCTTGAAAGTAGCATTTCGGTGTGGTTTCAGTGTCCAAGAATTCGAGGACATGACACCATACGAATTGATGCTCGCGGTTGAAGAA